GAAGGAATAATAAGAACGAAAAACCATTAGGTGGTACTACTGTTACAGTTCGTAATGGTGACGTTAATGGTGCAATGCGAGTTCTAAAGAAACGTCTGCTAAGGGATGGTTTCTTTCAAGAACTGCGAGAACGTACTTTCTATGAGAGTAGAGGTACGAAAAAAAGAAAGGCGAAAGCCGCTGCTACTCGTAGATACAAACGAAAAATGCAGAAACGATTTGAAGAACTAGGTTATTAAAGAGGTGAAAAAATGGCACGTGCCGTTAATATTGAGAGTGATAAGACCCTACCAAAGAAACGTAAAACTCGTAAACCGATGTCTGCTGAACAGAAGAAAGCAGCAGGGGAACGACTTGCGATTGCACGAGAAAAACGTGCAAAAGAAAATCCCCCAGAATATAAATCAATCCACCCAGATGTTCTAGCAAAGGGTGACGAACATCCTTGGAGTCACATCAATGTGAAGAAGTGGATTAAGACACAGAAAGAACTGCTGTCGATTGCAAGAAGTGATGTACGCCGTAAAGTAAAGGGTGCAGAGGCACAAGTCTCTAGTACTTCTGGTTACATTCGTAATTTGGAATTGTACTTACGTTCTGGAATCTATACAGATTTATTTTGGGGCGAACATGGACAGAACAGATGTAAGACTGTTTGTTTAGTCATGGCATATCATCCAGACGGCACACCCAAACGAAGTGTGGGTACTTGGTATCCAGATATCCAAGAAACTTGGACAAAGGAAATGGAAAAGGAAAATGAGCGATAACAAGATTATACAATTTCCGAATAAAATGAAAATAAAACCAGAATTTAAGATTGACAACCACGCCATAAGATTACATACAGATATCAAGGTTGCTGATCATCTAACAGAAGGATTAGTTGTGAACATGATTCACAACATGGGCGAGAACGATATAGATACGGAGAACCCAGAGTTTATAAAAGATATTGGATTTCTGATAGAGTTGGTGAAAGCAATCATCTATAGAGACATGGACATAAAACACCCCATGCAACAGATGGTAGATATCTTTGTCAACTCGGCATATGACGATGAACAAGGACTCTACACAGAGTTCGATTATGGTTGTATGGAAGAAGTCGTAAAAGAATTACGAAGCGAAGTAAACGATAACGAACCAAAAGAATAAATCTATTGACATTCGTTCTGTTTTACGGTAATATATAATACTATGAAAAATAAGGTGATAAAATGATTTTAGTTGATATGAACCAAGTCACCATCAGCAATTTGATGATGCAGATTGGTTCAAAAGGACAGAACGATGTCGATGGAGATATGGTTCGCCATATGGTTTTGAATTCACTTAGGATGTACCGTTCTAGGTTTTCAGAAGAATATGGTGAACTTGTACTTTGTTATGACAGCAAAAGGTATTGGAGAAGGGAATACTTCCCCAACTACAAATCCAACAGAAAGAAAGACAGGGCAAACTCTGGACTTGATTGGAATACAATCTTTGAAACTCTAAACGATATTCGTGATGAGATACGAGATACATTCCCATACAAGGTTCTAGAGGTAGACGGTGCAGAGGCAGATGATTGTATTGCAGTAATAGTACAACACATCGCCGTGACGCCTTCTTCATACGAGAAGGTTCTTATCCTGTCTGGTGATAAAGATTTTATTCAGTTGCAAAAACACAACTTTGTAAAACAGTATTCACCAGTTCTGAAGAAGTTTGTGAACGGGCAAGACCCCAACCTATATATTAGAGAACATATATTGAAGGGCGACAGGAGTGATGGTATTCCAAACTTCCTATCAAACGACAATACCTTTGTAGACGAGTTGCGTCAGAAACCACTTGCTAAGAAGAAGATTGCAAACTGGATTGATCAGAACCCAGAAGATTTCTGTAACGAGGAGATGTTTAGGAACTATCAACGCAACAGGACATTGATTGATTTGGAGTGTATTCCAAGCGACTTGAAGGTGGAGATTCTAGAACACTATGAACTACCACCAAAAGGTGACAGATCAAAACTACTAAATTATTTTATACAAAAAAGATTGAAAAATCTTATGAATGACATTGGAGACTTTTAATATGCCTAACTATACACCACTACTTTCAGAAGTATTGAAGAAAGTACATAACGCTAAAACCAAAGCGAAGAAGATTGAACTTCTAAAAGAGCATGATACAGACGCTCTAAGGATGATTATCAAGGGTTCATTTGATCCCAACATCGAATGGTTAATCCCAGAAGGGGAAGTGCCATTCGTGAAGAACGACTCACCAGAAGGTACAGAACATACTGTACTAGCAATGGAATCAAAGAAGTTGTTTCGATTCATTAAGGGTGGAGACAACACTTTGCCACAGTTCAAGCGTGAGAATATGTTTATTCAAATGCTAGAAGGACTGCATGAGACTGAAGCAGAACTTCTTATCAATACAAAAGATAAGAAACTGCATCAGACATACAAAGGACTATCGAAAGAGGTAGTCAAAGAAGCGTTCGGTTGGAACGATAATTTCATTAGGAGTTAAAATGAAGCATAATTACGACACTTGTTTGGAGATGATTCTACACCACGAAGGTGGTTATGTAAATCATCCGAAAGACCCTGGCGGCGAAACTAATCTCGGCGTCACTAAAAGGGTATGGGAAGAGCATGGTGGCGAGAAAGACATGAAAGACCTAACGGTTGAGGATGTCGCCCCCATCTATAAGAAATCATATTGGGATAGAGTAAAGGGCGATGATTTGCCTGATGGACTTGACCTTTGTGTTTTCGATTTTGGCGTGAATGCTGGTACAGGTAGAGCAGCGAAATACCTACAGAGAATGATTGGCACAACTGTCGATGGTGGCATCGGGCCCAATACTCTTAAAGCGCTTGAAGCGTATGTACAAGTCGAAGGACTTGCAGCAACGATTGATACATATCAGTCGAATCGTCAGAAGTACTACGAGAAACTATCAACCTTTGAAACATTCGGAAGGGGGTGGACTCGTAGAGTAGTGGAAACTACTTCATCGGCACATAAACTTGTCAAAAACTCTTGACTTTCCAGTAACTTAATGTTACTATAAAACAATGATGAGGGGTGACACCTCTCTCTCTCAACTCTCTCTCGCAGTTGCCCCTCATCATCCTAAGCGGATATCGTATAATGGTATTACCTTAGATTTCCAATCTAATGACGATGGTTCGATTCCGTCTATCCGCTCCAACTTTTTTGCTAAGTCCTTGATTTTCAAGGACTTTTTTTTTCATTTTTCTCTTGACATTTGTTATTAAAGCAAGTATAATAGCTATATAAGATAAAGAAAGGAATTTATTATTATGATTAAAAATTTGAATATACCAGAAACTTGTGGATGGCTGGGAATGATTCTCATCCACGGAGCAACTGCTCCAACATCAATCTCTGTTCTAATGGGATGGTCAACTAACTTGCCACCATTGAACTTCATACTATTAGTATGGTTAGGATTGTTCTTGTTTCTGGTTAGAGCGATATACGCTAAAGATACTTTGTACATTGTATCTAATGCGATTGGATTTGCCTTGAATACCTTGTTGTTAAGTTTGATTGCATTTAATTAAAAAAAGACTTGACTTGTTATGAAAACAATGGTATGATCTATATAGAAAGTGAGGAGTGATTCGTATGAACTACATTGAAGTTATCGGTGGAAACAAGTTTCAGAAGCAGACTGCTGAGAAGGTTGTACAGAAGATGATTGAGACACTTATGCCTCGTATGAGGACACTAGAGATTACAGTCAACATCAAGAAACTGACAGGTGATGCTGTTGGTTGGTGTATGCAAGAAGATACTAATCGTGAGTTTACGATTGACGTTCATAACAAACTGACACTGAAAGATTTTGTGACTACTATCTGTCACGAGATGGTTCATGTAAAACAGTATGCTCGTAATGAGATGAGTTGTTATGGTGGCAAATGGAAGAAGAAAAAGATTTCAGATGACACTGCATACTATGATCTTCCTTGGGAAAAGGAAGCATACAGAATGCAAGATAAACTTGCTCAGATAGTGTGGGATGCAGATGTACTCTAAAGAAATAAGAAATAGGATTAAGTTATCAATAGCCGCATATGCATATGAGTTTGAAGATGATGCCATCATGTCAGACCATCAGTTTGATGAATTGAGTTTGAAGATAAACCCAGAAGAAAAAACTGGAAATGATTTGATGGATAGGTTCTTTAAGAATCATTTTGAAGCACATACAGGAATGTGGA